CCTTGCTATAAAACGAGTTTCTAAGTGGTCTAAGGCTTTTCCTAAAGCCGATGTTCTAATAGGCAACCACGATAGAATAATAATGCGTAAGGCGTTTAGTTCTGCGATTCCTCAAGAGTGGATAAAAAGCTACAACGAAGTCCTCGGTACAGATTGGAACTGGTGCGAAAGTATTGTTTACGACGATGTACTTTATGAGCATGGAGAAGGAGGGCAAGCCAAAACAAAAGCTCGTAATAATATGATGTCAAGTGTATGCGGTCACACACATACCGAGGCTTATGTTCAATGGTACGTTGGAAAGAAATACAGAGTATTTGGTATGCAGGTTGGATGCGGTGTGGATGCTACTACCTACGCAGCAGCCTACGCAAAGAACTTTAAAAAACAAGCAATCGGCTGTGGAATTGTTATCGGTGGTCACACCGCGATCAATTGTATGATGGACTTAGGAGAAAAGAAAATGAAAGAAAATACAGTATTATAGATATTCTATAGTATATTGCGTATGCATAAATAACAGTTAAGGGGCAGTCCAAACGTGGGTTGCCCTTTTTCTGTGCCAAATAATTTGGTACAATTAGGTTTAATAGATTAGATACCCTATATTTGCGTTAAACAAATAAACACATACACAATGGATATGAAATTTTTAGAGAGTAAAATAGAAAACTCTCGAAGTATGAATGAGTACCGAAGAAAGGAACTTGTTGGAAGAAAAAGTAGGGTAGAAGCCTTAGAGTTTAGTAAAGACATTGTACAAGACGTTTACAATGAAGAACTGGAATGGGTCGTATATCTTGAAAATGCTATAATGGATGAGGAAAAGCTCCTCGATATATTTTACACCGCAAGAGATTGCACAAGCACAAAATAATGGAAGAGTATAAAATAAATTTTCAAGACGTATTAGACCAAATGTCCTTAATGGAATTAAAAAGATTTAAGGAAGCGTTATGCGTAGAGTACGATTTAAGAATAGGTAAAGAGCAACAGGAGATTAATAAGCGTAAGGAAGCTCTTGACGAATTAGGAGAGTAATGGAAAACAAGATAGGAAAGTTTAAGTTTGCCTTTACACCGAAAGGTATGCCAGACGCAAAGTCACCTAATACCTATAATCGTACCTTTACTAAAGAAGGTGAGTTTGATGCGTTTATTGAAGAGATGGACGAAAGGGGTTACCACTTTCACGATGCATGGGATTTTGCTGATTACATGAAAACCCTAGAAGATAATATACAGTTAAGAATTAAAAAAAATAATGAATACTATGAAAAATTCAAAGATTAAGTCCGTTCAAAATAACGGCAGTTACCAAAGTAAATTCGATGGTTCTACTATGTACACTTTTGAGATACAATTAGAAGATGGAGAAGTAGGAGAAGTTTCGGCTAAAAGTGAAGATCGATGGAAGCAAGGAGACGAAGTAGAATACACCTGTTCACCTTCTAAGTTTGGTAACAAGTTAAAGCTAAACAAACCTGGTTCTCAGTCCTTTGGTTCACGTAAACCTGACGTAGAAACTCAAAAGAGAATTGAGAACTCTTGGGCACTTCAAACCGCAATAAAATTACATGGTGAATTAGAGGGCGATTACGGGACTTATATGAGTCGGATAATGGTTACGGCTTCCGATTTGCTACGGAGGCGCGACACGCTCTCTAAAGAGCTACCAGAGGTATATTTGGACGACCCTGAAAGACCAAGTTCGAGTAAGTGGACGAAAGAGGATATTGCAAGAGCTGAAGCAGACGAGGACCAAGGCGAAGCATCACTCCCTTTCTAATGAAAGAGCCTAGAGATATAGTGATGGAGGATTTTAGTGGGTTTAATGGTTACGCGACCAACCCACCCCTCTACACAAAGGATGAATGTAGATACGCTATGGAAAATGCTATAAGAGCAGCAGGACCACTAGACCACGAACCCTACGAAGCATATTTCAATAGGGTAAAACGGTATGCAAGTGAGATATTAATTAAGTTAAAAGAATTACAAAATGAATAAAGTAACTATGTCGGTATGGATTCGGATTAATTTCGGAACACACGCCAAACTAAACGAAGAACTGGGGTTAGGGAAGAATACGATAAACAGGTGGTTTAACTCCGATCCAAAGAAATTCTACCAACACCTGCCTAAATTGTCTGAACTAGGAAAAACTCCTGTAGACCAAATGGTAGAGATGATTGAGCAAAGAATTGTAGATGTCGATGCCCTTAGAAGTCTATAGGCTCTCTACAAATGAGCTTAAAAAACTTAGGAGGCAACTACTATTTCTATTCGTTAATAACGATTCAAGTTGGAAACGCAGACAGTTAAAAAAGAAATTTGATTTGATTTGTATGGAATTAAACAATAGATTTAACACAAAAAAATACTAATTAAAATGAGTCGAGATTTTAAAGGGGTGTTTATTCCAGCAAGTTTATACTTAGATACTTCTATCTCTTGGACGCAAAAGATTATTATGGTAGAAGTAGACTCGTTTACTAAAAATGGGTTAGACTGTTTTGTATCAAATTTACACCTCTCTAAGTTGTTAGGAATTTCTGAGTCTGGAATAGAAAAGTCTATAAAGGGATTAGTAGATAAAAACTTAGTTATTAGAAAGATAACGAAAAAGGCAGGAGGCAGTCACAGGACTCTAAAGCTCACCCATACTTTAGTGCGGGTGACACCCGTAGTTGAGTGCGAGTCCCACCCACAATTGAGTGAGGGTGACACCCATACTTTAGTGCGACCTACTATAACCAATACTACTATAACCAATAATACCTATAAGAAGGGTAAACCTTCCTCTCTCAAGGAGTGTGTAGAATACTTTGCAAAACTAGGTTCTAATTTGGAAGAAGCAGAAAAGTTTGTAGATTGGTACGACTCCGTAGGATGGAAAGTCAAAGGCGGTAATTTGATTAAAGACTGGAAGGCTTGCGCCCGACAATGGAAACGAAGAAATAAACAAAATAAACATGGAAAAAAAGGATTTAACTCAGATAACTTCTCACCTGAAGGTATCAACGATTTCGTTAATAACGGATAATAGAATAAATTTCACCCCACAGGAGGCTTGGCAAGATGGAACGAATATAAGAACAGCCGTAAAGCATAACCCTGCTATAGTACGAGGATGGATTCTCGCAGAAGTAGGAAGGTTAGTAAAAGAAGTGGATGCGAACAAAACCCTATCTACGGATGAGGAACTACAATTTTGTTGTAGGAGCATTTTAGACGATCACCCCACTTTGAAACTGGAGGAACTGAGAACGTGTTTTAATATGATCCGACAAGGGAAGTTCGGAAAACTATTTGAACGCCTGAAGACAGCGGAGATTTTAGAATGTCTCAGAAACTACGAAGGGGAGGTGCGTGCGGAAATTATGGAACGCTTACAGCGAGAAGAAAAAGCGGAGCAGTTTAAACCCATAGAAAGAAATGCCAACGCTCAAAACCTTTCGGAGCTTTTAAAGGATGTCCTGGACGAACCAACGCAAGACCATAATTTCGATAGGATAGGTACAAGGTTAAAGAAACGACAACAACCCCCCGAAAAATGATAAACTTAACTAACGAGGATAATATGGAGTTAATGGCTCGTTATCCTGAGAACTACTTTGAGTTAGCAATTGTAGACCCTCCTTATGGTATTAATGAATCTAAAAATAAGGAGTTTGGTAAAAAAATAAAAAACTCGGCAACAAAAAAAACAAACTACTCAAAAAAAGAATGGGATAGTAGTACACCAAATGATGAATACTTTTTAGAATTGCAAAGAGTTTCAAAAAATCAAATTATTTGGGGCGTGAATAATTACGATTATAATTTTAGTAGTGGAAGAATCTTTTGGGATAAAAATGTTCCTAAAGAATTTTACAGTTCAAGCAAGGGAGAAATAGCTTTCAAATCTTTTAACAAAAGTATTGATTTAGTGAAAATAACTTGGAACGGAATGATTCAGCACGATATGAAAAACAAGGAGGTTAGAATTCACCCAACACAAAAACCTGTTAAACTTTATGAATGGTTGCTAATGAATTACGCAAAAGAGGGAGATAAAATACTTGACACTCACTTAGGCAGTGGCTCAATAGCTCTCGCCTGTCATAACTTAGGCTTTGACTTAACAGGATGTGAATTAGATACTGAGTATTATGACGCATCGTGTAAGCGATTAAAACGACACCAAGCGCAATTAACAATGTTTTGAATATAATTTGTATGTCAGATTTCATTGTACTACTTTAGCCTCTGAGTTATAGACGACTCATTGTGTATTTTGTTTAGAGGGAGGGGGTTTATCGCCCCTCCTTTTTTACTATATTGCCAAATGCGTAAGAAGGAAATAAAAAAACTAGACCAGGCATTAAGTAAATATGTTCGGTATAGTAACGCAGACAAAGATGGTTTGACCGAGTGCTTTACGTGTGGTAAGAAATCGCCTCCTAAAAATATGCATTGTGGTCATTTCCAAAGCCGATCTAAATACTCTACTAGATGGTTGTACGACGAAGAGAAAAACATATATAATGTTAGACCCCAATGTGTCGGATGCAACCTGTTCAAAAGTGGTATGCAATGGGAGTACGGACGTAGACTAGACGAAGACTACGGAGAAGGGTCTGCTGAGAGGGTTCTTATTCTCTCCAACCAAACGAGGAAATTCTCTACGCAAGAAATTATAGAGATGCGAGAGTCGTTCACTAAAAAGTACAACGACCTTGGAGTGCATAAATAAATTCTTTGAGGAAAATTACGACTACCTTATTGGAGTCGCAACTGGAAGGGTAGGAGAACACGCAGGAGATTTAGTAAACGATTTATATTTAGAGTACCTAGAAAACCCAGATCGGTTCAATGAAATATGTGAACGTGATGAGTTAATGAAATATATATGTAGGACTTTAGCTATATGCAGTTTTAGCAAAACAACAAGATTTTACTACAAATACAAGAAAGAAAACACCAAAGTAGCTCATTACTTTCCTTTAGTTCTGTTGCGTAACGAAGACGAATATGTTGATAATGAGGTAGATGTTAATGTAGCAATTGAAAAAGTAAGTTGTATATTGCAAGAGTTACCCTGGTTTGACAGAGAAGTATTTAAAATCTATCACCAAAATAACCACTCATTAAAGACACTAAGTAATGAAACAAAAATCTCCAAAAGCACCCTCCACGCCTCCCTCAAAAAAACGGAAGACTTCCTCGAAGAAAACTCCGAAAGGGTTAGGGGACTCTATAGAGAAATTTACAGAGAAGACAGGGATAAAAAAATTAGCTGAAGCTATCGTAGGAGAAGATTGTGGGTGTAACGAAAGAAAAGAAGCCTTAAACAAACTTTTCCCATACGCACAACCGATGACCCCAGAGGACCAAAAGCTCTATGAGGATAACCTGAAAGGAATAAAAAATAATATCACCCGACAGCAGCAA